CAACAACGCTCACAATATGTTAAACGTACGTGACTTAATTATTGTTCAGGACACTAATACTCCGACAACAAGTTTTTGCACAGTTTTAACTATTACAGCAGCAGGTGTCGTAGACGTAAGTGATGGCACAGCAGTCGTTGAAACAGATAGCGATTAATAATTAAATGGCATCAACGGCATCTAATTCATCGTTAGACATTGCATCAAGAGCGTTAGTTCTTATCGGTGCAGAACCAATAACTTCTTTTGAAAGTAATTCAACGGAAGCATTGGTTGCGTCTAACATGTATGAGGATGTCGTTAGGTCATCTCTTTGCGTAGCTCGTTGGAGATTTTCTTCTGAGCAAGCCGTACTTAATCAGTTATCAGATGTACCAACAGGAAGATTTGGTATAGCTCATCAATTGCCAAGTGATCTTCTTATGTTACATGCTATTACAGTTAATGATTTGCAAGCTGACTATACAATTTATGGCGACAAAGTATTTTCAGATTTATCAACTACTGATTCTGTGATTGCTGATTATACGTTTCGTGCCCCTGAAACAAACTTCCCATCTTACTTTTCATTAGCAGTGCAGTATTCGTTAGCTTCTGTGTTTGCAACATCGATAGCTCGTGATGATGGATTGATGAAGATGATGGAAGCAAAAGCAGACATACTAATGGCTAAAGCAAGAAACTTAGATAGCCAACAACAAACAACTAGGTCTCTATCAACAACGAGGTTCGCAACCAATAGGCGAAGTTAATGGCAAGAATTAGAATACCTCAAAACAGTTTTCAATTTGGTGAGGTTAGTCCTGCATTAACATCAAGAACTGACTCTCCAATATATAAGAACGCTGCTGAAAAAGTTAGAAACTTTTTTATACGTGGTGAGGGTGGAGTTACAAAACGACCGGGAACAAAGAGATGGGCTAACTTAGGAGCTTTTACTTCTGCTTCATTTACTATAACTGTTGGTGATTACGCTAACATAGTTGTTGGTTCGTTCATTACATTAAAACTTAATGATGGTACTTTAATAACGTTAGAGTTTCAAACAGCAGGGTCTAGCAACCCAAGTGCATCAGTAGGCAACACTCATTTCGTTCGTGCTAACACATCCAATAATGTAACAGCCGACAATATATTTACAGCTTTAAATGCTGTTAGTGGTTTGACTGTGGCTAATCCCAGTGCAGCAGTTGTCACTGTTAAAAGAGATGTTGGTGGAAGTGTAAACTTAGGAGTAACAACAACCGATACAACTAGATTAGCTGTCATAGATTTTTCTATTGTAAGACAAGAAGTTAGAATAGAACCATTTATATTTTCAGATGATGAGCAATACATCGTTGCTTTTAGCAACACTAGGATAGAAATCTTTCAGGTTAGTCCGACTGATGCAACAATAAGCTCTATACAATCTATCACTTCTCAGTCTTGGTTAGTCAATACAACGTCTGCTCCTTACTTGGAGGAGATAACGTTTGCACAACAAGGTGATATAATGTTTATATGTCACCAAACTTTTTCTTCACGTAAGCTAGTTCGTACTGGGTTAACAACATTTGTTGTTGAGGCTTTTGCTTTTGAGACAGCGATAAACAACGAGAATGTTTTTCAACCTTATTACTCATTCCAAACCTTAGGTGTGACCATAGCAAGTAACGCTACTAGTGGCACAGGCAAAACTTTAACTGCATCAGCAAGTTACTTTGTGTCTGGTCATGTTGGTGTGTATCTAAAGATAGGAGAATCTGAGGCTTTAATTACTGGGTTTACAAATGCGACTACAGTCACAGCTACAATCTTAGGAACACTACGTCAACAGTTATCTATTGATGCATTTAAAACAGCAGAAGGTAGTGGAACAATACAAGTTACTCACGCTTTGCATGGCTTGGCAGTTGGTGGAAGTGTTACGATCGATAGAGCAGGAACAGTTGGTGGTGTAGCAATTGGTAATTTAAATGGTGCAAGAACAATTACAGCCGTAGTTAATGAAAACGTTTATGAATTTACAGCAGGCAGTAGTGCAACAGCAACTTCTTCAGCCGATGGTGGTGGGGCTCCTCGTGTAACGACAGGTGCAGCAACGACTCAGTGGTCAGAACAAAGTTACTCATCCATTCGTGGATTCCCTGCTGCAGTTACCTTTCATCAAAATAGATTATGGTTTGGTGGAACATTAGCTCAGCCTGATGGTATATGGGGTTCTAAGTCAGGGCAGTATTACAACTTTAATATAGGCACAGCCGAAGATAATGATGCATTAGATTTAACGGCTAACGTTGGTGAGATATCTACAATCAGGCATCTTGTTTCAAACAGAGACTTGCAAGTCTTTACTACAGGTGCAGAGTTATTTGTTCAAGCTCCAAGTGATAAGCCAGTTACTCCTGCTAATGCACAGATAAGAAGACAGACTCCATTTGGTTCATCGTTTGTTAGACCGACTGTATTTGATGGAGCAACATTATTTATACAATCAACAGGCTCGGCACTACGTGAATTTTTGTTTGCTGATAGCGAAGCATCTTATACAGCAGTTGCTGTGTCGATGCTTGCTCCTCATTTAATAGTAGACCCAGTTCAACAGACAGCTATTAAAGGAGCTTTAGCAAGGTCTGAGTCTTATAACTTTGTTTTAAATGCCGATGGTACTATGGGTGTGTTCTATTCAATCAGAGGCGATCAAAAACAAGGATGGGCTTTGTGGGATACAAGAGGTAACTGGCACTCAATATGTTCAATAAGAGAAAGATTGTTTGCTATAACAACAAGAGATGATGGGTCTGGAGCAACCAAATTATTCTTAGAAGAATTTCAAGTGAATATGCCTATGGATTTTTGCGATGAGTTTTCTGCAACAAGCAGTGTGTTTGGTAGTTTAACATCTCATTTCTCTAATGGTTCAGTGGTTAAAGCTATTAGTGGAAATGATTACTTAGGCGAGTTTACTGTTTCAGGAGCAGCGATTAATGCGTCATTAGCAAAATCAGGAGTATCCACTGGTTTTATAGGTTATGCGTTTATCCCCCTCATAACAACTTTGCCAGTGGATGCACAGGTTATAGGTGGCCCTTTGACTGGAGAGCCTAGACGTATTAGTCGAGTTATACTTGATTTATTTTCTACCTTATCAGTGTCAGTTAATGATAAAGACTTAGTGTTTCGTAATGTTACTGATGATATGTCTGTAACAAGAATACCTGTAACAGGTAAGGAAGAGTTTAGAGTGCTTGGTTACAGCCGTGATCCACGTGTAACTATTTCACAAACCTATCCTTTTAGTTTAGATTTAAATGGTGTTGTAGTGGAGGTAGCTTTCGGATGAGTTGGTGGATGGTAGCAGGTGCAGTTGTAAGTGCCTATGGTCAAATACAGGCAGGCAAAGCAAAAAGAGCTGAAGCTAGAGCAAGAGCTGCACAGTTTGAAGAGCAAAAGAAAGATGCTGTAGTGCAAACTATGCAAGAGCATAATATAAGACTAGCAAATTTTAAATCTATGCAAAATGTAAATGACTCAATAGCAGGAGTTATGGGTAGGGATTCGGGGAGCGACAGATCATTACAAGCTATAAGTAAACGTGCCGAAACAGAATTTGAAACAGAAGATAGTCGTGCAAGATTACAATTTTTACGTGAACAAAGTCAACGAACTATGGGGGCTCAATTTGCAATTATGCAAGGCAAGAACGCAATGAGGGCTGCAAAAATAGGAGCTGTATCTAGTTTGCTTAGTGCAGGTAATTCCTATTCAAAGATTACACCGGGAACAGGGAAACCATAATGGTAGAATTTTTAAAAGCAAAGACATCAACTTATGTTAATAAACCTATGGGTGTAATAGACACACGTACAGGTGGAGCAGCAGTTGGTGAAGCCTTAGCACGTGCAGGCAATCAAGCTCAACAAATGTTTTACGCAGATGCAGTTAAAAATCAAAAGAAACTTGGACAAGAATCCGTAAACAATATGAAAGTGCAGGCTCGTGATGAGAGTGGTGCATTTGTTTACGCTCAAGTGGATCAGTCTTTAAGTCAAGTAGCAAAGGAAGTTGCTGAGCCTATGCTTAGGCAAAGAGTAGGTGAGGCTTTGCTTGTTGATGCAAGTAATGGATTGACTAAAATAAGATCAGAATCTTTATCAGCTGAAGACTTTGAAAACAAATCAAAAGAATACATTAAAGCAAACATAGCAAACTTAGACGCTACAGGTGGTGGCGAATATGCAGGAGTGTATCAATCTTTAGCTACCAAAACTATGGCACAACATTTAAATCATATGGTTTTAGCTGACGCTAAGAAAGCAAAAAGAATTGCTGTTAATAATTCTTTATCTTCTATTACAATAGGCCTTGAAGAAGCTGCTGCTCATTTAGAGCGAGGAGTTAGTTTTATAACTATAGGCGAGTTAGATGATGGTAATGATGAGCTTGGAATGGATCAAGTTATAAGTGGACTTAAACTTAGGGCTGAACAACTTTTTACAAATAACGACATAGAAGAACCAAAGTATCGTGCGATTATTAATGAAATAGAAAAGACAACAAACGACAGTAGAATCCGTCACAAAACTAATCCTATGTCAGAAAACCTTGATGTAAATGCTATTACTATTTTAGAACAAAGCATACGAACTGGTATTATTAATAAAGCTGATAAAGAAACATTAGATAGTTATGGTATAAATCAAGATGATATAAATAATTTTACAAAGATAAGAGTTAACACAGATTACCATGCATCAAAAGTTGCAACAATACGAAGTATTGTTAGCTCTCGTGTTACAGTAATTGCTAAGGGCAATGGTAAGTTAGCATTAAAAAATAAACTTGAGGGTCGTATAATACATAACATGAAACCTAAGGAACAAATTCTATATAATGAAATTCTTGCAGAGAAGTATAATGGTGGGAAAGAAATTAATGCTGATTGGGTTTTGCGAAATTGGGAAGAGAAGGATGGTTTCTTAGACGATTCTTTAAGAGGAAACAAACTACCTAAAGCCTTTGAAGATGTATTTAATAATGCACAATTTATAACTAATTTAATATCCACTGAGCCTGCTAGGGCTAAAGCTATGTTAATTAGTGGTACTAAATTATTTGCAAACATAGCTTATAGACAAAGTTTAGGAGGCAATACACAAAATAATTTTGGGTTAAGCGATACATCATTTTCAAACTGGCAACGATTAAAAAGATTATCAGAACAGTTTGGCGATGCAAGTGTGCTTGAATCAGCACAGAAAATATTTGCTCCCAAACTTGGCAATCAAACTCTTTCTAATATAAGAATGACTAACGTAGAAAATTTTTCTAATTTCCCTGACAATTACCAAGGATCAACAGCAAACAGTTTTATAAATCAATGGCTACGTAAATACACAGCAGATCAAGGTATGAATCCTGAAGCAGCATCTTATTTAAGTACAATAGCTATGCATCATTCGTCTATTGAAGGAACAGATGAATCAACATTGAAACAAATATTGTCAGACAGTTATGATAATATGTACGTTAAATCAAGTTACATATGGAACATAGGTCAAGGTACTGGATTAAAATCGCCAATGTTAGGTAGTGGTTATAAATTTAAATCATTAAGTTCACGCTTTGCCCCTGAGAAATACTTTCAAGGTAACAAAGAATTATTAGATAAGTTTATAAAAGAAACGCAAAATCAATTATCAAAGTCTACATTAAAAACAAATGAAACTCTCACAATAGGTGAAAACGTTTTTCTTTTGCCATCAAGAAGAAGTACCAATACTCAAGGTGAATACATGCTTGTGGATAGTACTGGAACACCAATTATAAACAAACAAACAAACAATATATTTCAGATATCAACTAAAGTTACTGATGGTTTGTTGTTAAAAGAAAAAAGAAAAGAGCAAGAAGATCGTTGGGATAGGGCAAGACGAAGACGTTTGTCAGTCATAGAAAGCCAAACAGACGCAAAAAAAGATTTAAATGATGGCTTTTTTGGGCTTGGTAAAATTTTTGGAAAGACAGCGTTTTAATGGAAAAAAGAAAACTTACCCCATTTGTTTCAAGTAATGTAAATCAAGTTGCTAAACGTGACGCAGGATTTGGAGAATCAGTTAGTGCTACGTATGGCTATAACTATGGGCCAATCAAACGATTTGGTTTAGAGCTATTAGAGTTTGGAGCTGATGAATACGACAACGCTTATAACTGGGAAAAAGATATTGCAGGCTATGAAGAAGATGTTGAGTTTTTGTCTGTAGCTAAGAACCCTGAACATATGCAGTTTCTTAAAGAAAGCCTAAATATTAATAAGGCAAATAGAGACACTATGGACAGAGGAAGTTTTTTTGGAATAATGACAGCTAGTATCGTTGATCCTTTAAACATAGCGTTTGCTATGCCTGTATTTAATACAGCACTTAAAGCAGCATGGGCATCTAAGAGTGCGTTCGGTGTAGCGAAAGAATCAGGCAAGATTGGTTTTGCATTTGGTGTTGCTCAAGAAGGATTGCGTGCCCCATTTGATCCATTAGCTACTCCGACTGAAGTGGGTACAAACATTATATCTTCAACAGTAGGTTCAGCATTGCTTGTTGGGGGGCTTAGGGGTGCAGGTAATTTACTTCAACCACGAGTAAAAAAAGGATTGGATGAGTTAAAGGACTATGCTTATGGAGTAGGCAAAGTTCCTAATAACTATAATGGGGTTCCTATTGTTAAGACAAATACAACTGCAACACCAACAGTCAAGGTGGATACCTCAGGAACTGAACAGGCTATTAAAAACATTCAAGATAGACTTCCCATTCTTAAGCAAACAATGTTTAGAGGAAAGTATACACAAGAAGAAGGCTTTCAATATATAGCGGAATTAAAATCTCTTACAGATGATTTGAAAAAATTTAGAAAGATTTTAAAAGATGCAAAAGAAGGCAAGCCTGTTCTAAAGCAAAAACTTAACACTCGGAATGATGGAACAAAAGTAGGAGCAAGATTTAATAAAGCTGATAATAAAATCTATTGGGATGAGAACTTTTTAAAGTCACAGTTTCCTGATAAGCCTTGGACAAAACCAAAAATAAAAGGTGTTCGAGCTTTGCCAGAAAATGCTTTTAACACACCTGATGATTGGGCAAGATTTGTTTTGCAACATGAAATGACACACGTTGACAACTCATTTGTAGCTATGCAAACTGCACACAAACAAAAATATGGGCAGGGAACTACCTATACAAAAGCTGACTATGAAAATGATGTTAACAATATAGCGTTAGAAAAACATTATAAAGGTTTTGGTTTAAAGCAAACTGCTGCAACAAAGTCTTGGTTGTATAATCTTATGTCTACACCTTCAAAGCGTTCTATGAATGATATGTCTTTGCCTAATGAGATACATCAAAATATAG